ACCCTGATAGTTAATGCGCATGAGGTCCTGTATGGCAATACCACGACAGTATACATAACTCTGTCGGTAATTGATAGGGAGGTTATCGAACAGTTCCAGCCTCTTCAGTTTCCCGATAATGATGCTGTAGTTAGATTCCTCGAGTATAGGTTTCGTGACACCGTCAAGCATGCAGATACAGCCTTCATAGCTGGATATATACCAGAATCCCTGCCGTTCTTCATCCACTGCATTTCCTCGACGGGTAATTACCATGCCGGAAGCAGGAGGATAGTTCTTTCCTCCAGGAACCTCTTCATCCGGATAGAGCACGACATTCAGTTTGTTTTCTGCCTGCATGACACTGAGGACACGGAACCAGCTATCATAATATTCTCCAGTTGAGTTCAAGTTATTAACTGATCCGTAGTCTACGTCCTGCTCCTTGAATGCCGTAATATCATTATCCCAGCGACGACGAAGATACAAATCATACGTGCCGTCTTCGAGAAGTTCAATCCGTTCGATAGTTCCTGCCTCTGAGTAAGTGACGTTGCCTTCCTGTGCAAACCACCGATTATATATCAGTTCCTTCACAATCATTGAGCTGCGCACTTCCAATTTCTCAAACTGTCCGCGACCGTCTGGATATATACCTGCGCCCTTACCGGCTGTCAAAGAGTCAATAAAATTGCCGAACTTCAGAAGGAAATTGGTAGCATCTGACTGATCTTTTCTCAGGAACAATTTTTTCAAGCTTTCCGTATTTTTCGATATTTCATACAAAGTACGAACGGCAGAAAAAACATTACTGTCAGAAGGCAATATGTCATCATTTTTCCCGATTATCTCAAGATAGATACCATACCCGCGAATAAATTCCCTGAGAGCATCAAGAGATACCTTCCTTCCTTTATTCAACTCAATCATATCTTCGGAATCGAGGACATCCGTATTAGCCAGCTGGTCAATGGTCAGGCTGTCCTTCTTCAAAAAAGATACAACTGAATCAATTATTTCCTGTTTTTCTAAATCCGTCATAGTATCAGCAATCTATTATCATATTGTCGCATATTGTTATCCTGAACCCTTCTAATCTTCAGCATATTCTCGGACTCAGTATAATCAACAAATTGAATCTCTCTAAGAATCTGGTTAAAGACATAGCTTCTTACATCATCAATAACCTGATTGATTTCAGGAACATTAGATTCAGACCTGATATATCTTTTCCCGTTAAAGTATACATAGGTGCAGCTAAGAATCCTATTCAAATGTTCTCCATACCATATTGGACACCCGATATTGCCTCCAAGAGTGAATGTTTTCATCGTATAATGTCTTGAATATATCTCAGAAAGGTCATTCTCAGAATTAGTGAACTGCTCGTTGTCGACACCGAAACTCCAGTTACTGTCCTTGAACCCGCCATGTACACGCCAGTCGAAGAACATCTGCTGTTCCGATACCCAGAAGATTACATCCTGACGATCCTTATTGTCCTTGCTGGAATACTGTATAAGAGTAGTATTCTTCAACACAGACTCATCTGACGTAATCCTGAAAGGCTCGGAGTTAGAATCATTAACATTAACCATGTAATACCCATCCTCCAGTCCGGTAATGACGTAATAATACAGCTTATCACTGTCGTTCATCGACCACACATTCCACTCAATATCCATCTCTGAATTATCGCACACGGAGATAATCTTCCCTGTAATCGCACGTGATTCCGCTCTTACTATCACCTCAATAAGAATCTGGTCAGTCGGAGCAAATACCTGCGTATAGCGGCTTTTGCAACCTGACACATCAGAAGACGGCGAAAAAAACAGCGGGGTAAATGGGCTAACTATATACATATTCAATCTGTTTCTATCAGTTCATATTCATAGGCATTCTCACAGGCAGTACTGTAATCAAGATTACCCAGGCAGCCAGTATACATCTTTCCGTCCCACTCTATCTGTACAAGAGTTTCGTTCCACTCTTCAGGAAACAGATAGTTGTCTGTCTGAAAGGTAAGACTTCCAGGACCCAGCAATGGAGAATCCAGCTTTATATTATCGGTAACCTTCTTACCGTCCAGCGAGATATCAGAGTTTCCGGTCGTTGAGGCGAATTTCAGTTCTCCAGTCAGCGATGCAAGATACCTTTTATTTGCCTCTACCATGTAAATTGGAGCATATCCGGCATTGAATACAGTATCGGAATAAGAGCCTTCAACGGAGATTTCCCTGTCAATAATATATACAGAATCCTCAAGGTGACACATGACAGCGAATATCTGCTCGTCAGAATCTGAACTACTTGTTTCCTCACCTCTCTTGCCGACAAGCTCCTCGAATCCGTAACAATCAGCCCTATATGGAGAAATCAAAGAGAGCTGCTTGTCTGAGATTAAGATTCCTGTCGTATAATTCACTGAAAAATTGAATTCATCCTTTCCGTTATTTTCCAGGTCATAGTCCTGCTTACTGTACCCTATCTGAACAGACGAATATATTCTGTCAGAAGCAACCGAATACTCTATCTCGGAAATAGACCTGATAACCTTTACATTACCTCTACCGAACACTTCATTGCGATGCTTGAAAACAACGAATGGAACCTTATTGCTGCTTCCACTGCTTTTTACAGTACATTCCACAAGGGATTGCCCTATTACAATATAGCTTTTCTGCCCATACTGGTATATATACTCAGGTCTGGCTGCATTGTTCTTATTATAGGTAGAATATCCGGCAAATGCACTATAATACAATCCTTCAGATAAATAATAAAACCGTCTGTCCCGACGGACATATATTATGTTGTCTGTTGACACGCTTCCATTATATACACCTGAATCCTTGCTTACAAGATTGACTATACCGCCAAACTGAAGTATTCCGCTATAATCGCTATCAGATACCTCACCGTGAATATATTCGTTAAGAGTGGCAAACCAGCGTCTTATTCCATCGTCTATTTCCTTCATTTCAAGGGTTGCTGTATACAGGATATTATTCCCCTTGTTGCAATAGTATCTGTCAGTGCGAACTTTGTAAAAAGCCATATCCTCAGTCTGATAATCCTCATTAGCGTCAAATGATGCTCTCCATGCTGGCTCCTGCACTCCAGGTACAACCGTAGCCTTCAGGAACACACCATCTGTATTCGAGAAATAGGGCAACAACGTAGTTCCCTCGGCATCATCCATATTCTTGTAATCGACAAAACCGCCAAAGTCGACAGTATTACTTTCTATGTCATTATATTCAGCGCTGAACAGAACTCTGTTCTCGATTACATAGATATAGCCAAATACAGATTCCATCCACTCACAGAAGTCTGAGAAGGATGATGTTATCTTAGCACTCTGAAAGTTGCGGATACTTTCCGCAGCAACAAGGACGGAATGTTTCAATCTTGTATTATCAGTTTCAACTCCAGCTTCATTCACGGTATCCTTAATATCGGCATACAGTCCTTCCTTCCCGTTCATTGAATCAAGCAGGCGCTGGAGGAATGTTACAGGTTCCACAACATCGATATTAACTGGTTCCCCGCGGTCGTTCCAGCTAAGACTTACGTTAATGTAATCAAATCGTATCTCATAGCCTTGCAGATTATGTGAGCCCTGAGGATCAAGAATAGCAATCTGGAGCTTTTCACCTGATTTAAGCACTCCACTCCATTTCAAGGAATCCCACTTGTCGGTAGCATTATCTGATGCGCTTGCAAGCCGGATCAGGCTACCATCAGGAGATATCTTGTACAAGTAAGTATAATAATTTCTGAATCCGCTGAACGTGCGGGCTGATATTTCTATATTGATGAGGCTGTTATCAGACAGACATTCAAGGAACCATGAGGAAGTACAAGTATTTTCAGGAACATTTACATCTGCCCATTGCCCTTTTATATGAACCTCTTTCTGGTCCTGTACAAGAAAGCTGTTGCTTTCACTTTCACTTTCGGAACTGATATATACAGGAGGAATAAGCCACCAGTCAAGTTCTTCCAGCATTATGGTTTGATATGTGCTGCCTTCACCCTGCTGGCCGGTAACAGTAAGTGTTTCCTCATTACGTATGCTGACACCATCATACTTCAATGTCTTGGAAGACAGCTCTTCTACGGAATAGTCATACTTAGTTGATTTGTTGGCTTTGACAACGGCAGCAGCAGAATTATCAAGACAACCAATTTCTGCCCTGTATGAGTCGTATTTGAAGCTCGAGAAATCAAGAGGGCACTCGAATATTTTTGTAAATGTCCAGTCGTTTTCTATTGAAAATACAGCGAACGAAGCCAAAGAGGATAAATAATTCTGCTCGTACAGACTGATGATTTTTTCCCTTGCCTCACCAGTCAATTCGAGAGTGCTTCCACACTTTCTCACAACTCCTCCCAAGTCAACACGGCTGTACGACATCTTAATGTCCTTTATGTTGGCAAGCATATCAGACACATCAATACACCCGTCACTCCCAACAGTAACAGTTTCTTCTCCTAATTGTAGATAATATCTGCCTAACATACCCTATTTCCCTTTTAGGCAAATATATCTAAAAGGCTTTATTAACGGATTTAATCAAAAAATCTTGAAATGAAGCCAACAGCACAATCACAACATAATCAATGAATTGAGAGGAATTTTGCAGAACACAAATTAATATCCGGCAAAATTCCTCAATTATATTAC